GGCCTCGTGCAATCGAAGTTCGAGTCACTCCTTAATCCTGATACGGGGGTTCTATGCTAGTAAGAGTCGTCATCGCAGTCGTCGCGGCGGTCATAGCCATCGCACTTCTCGGGGCAGTCTCTGAGGCAATCGGACTTCCCATCAACTCTAACCTGATGCTCATCTTCAAGTTTGCATTGCAGGACTAGCCTTCTTCTACATCCTCCGGGGTCGAAACTGGTCAGACTCCGTATAACTCAAAAGACGCCTAACTCAAAACGGTTGCTCAATAGGAGATAGAACAAATGACCGAGACAGCGAAACCAGCTCCAGCAGTTCCCGACCCGACTCCACAAGCAGCGCCAGTCGCGGGCTCGTTGCAGGGAGCCAATCCTCCGGGGACGATTACTCCCAGCGCGACGGGGGCTTCGCCCGCTACTCCTCCAAAACCAGGACCAGCACCCGACCCGCACGAACCCAGCAAGTTTCTCGAGAAGGAAGCCGAGCTCGAGGAAACATCTTTCACGAAGAACAAGGACGGGAATTGGGTGGACTCGAAGGGAGTCCTCGTCAATCCCCAGGCTGTCGACGCGAACGGTAAACTCATCGGAGCTGTGCCAGTCGAGAAGCCGGTCTACGTCATGGATCCCAACGACCCGACCAAGATGCTCGTGGAAGACCCCAAGTCGAAGGAGCATCTCGTCGACGTGGTTACGGGGATCAGGACTCACCGCAAGACTGGCAAGAGAACGAGGAAGGTGGCAACCGCCCTCAAGCCAGGCACGAAGTCAATCGTTGCGCGCGAGTATGTTGGGACGGGTCCTCTCACCGTCAACACACCGGGGGGCGACGTCAAGGCCTACTCCGGCGACTTCATCCTGACCTTCGATGAGCCGCAATTCGAGATCAAAGATGCGGTGCGTGTCCCGGTGTGGGATGCGATCACGAAGCGCCAGAAGATGAAGCAGACGAACCTCGTGATTTCCAAGGAGCAGATGGCCGTCCTCGGTTGGGTCATCGACTACGAGGAAGTCGAAGTTCTGGCTGATCGTCCCCTCTAATTGCTTAGCCGGCTGGGTGATTGATTGGGGTTACGGCAACCCGAGCACTGTCTTAACCAGTAGTCAGTATTCAGTGCGTGCAACAACCTAGCCGGCTGAGAAAGTAAAATGCCCGTCCAAGTAACCGGAAGATACGAGAAGGTATGGAGCCCCCATCAGAGACAGGTGGATTTCATCTCCATACCCTTCTCGGTCTTCGAAGCGATGTATGGAGGAGCGGCAGGAGGGGGCAAGTCGGAACTCTTACTCATGTTGCCAATCGTCTATGGGTGGCACGACATTACAGGGTTCAACGGTATTCTCTTTCGTCGCACGTTTCCTCAGTTAGAAGAGTCGCTCATACCGCGTAGCAGGGAGTTCTACAAACCTCTAGGCGCAACCTACAACGACACGAAGCATCTCTGGACGTTTCCTAGCGGCGCAGTTATAAGGTTCTCATACCTCGATAAAGACTCAGACGCGCGCGACCATGACACGGCGGAATATCATTACGCGGGCTTTGATGAACTCACGGCGTTTACGGAGTTCATGTATCGGTATATTACAAGCAGAGTTCGAAGCACACTCGCAGGAGTCCCCGCACTAGTAAGAAGCGCGACGAATCCTGGAAATATCGGGCACGTTTGGGTTAGAGATAGATTCGTAGCAGACGCGCCCGAGGGAAACAAGATTCTTTATGACGACGTAGCGAAATCGAAGCGGGTTTTTATCCCGGCCAAGCTGACGGATAACCCGCATTTGATGGAGAGGGACCCAGACTATATCAACCGTCTGCGTATCCTCCCCATCGCTGAGCAGAAGGCAAAGATCGATGGAGACTGGTGGACCTTTAGTGGTCAGGTCTTCGACATGTATAGAGAGCGGCCGTATTCCGATGAGCCAGCCAATGCTTGTCACGTTGTCCCAGACTTCGAGCCCCCTGAGTGGTGGCCACGCATTGTGGCAGCCGATTGGGGATATGCGGCTCATACTTGGGTTGGCTGGGGAGCGGTTAGTCCCGACTCGCGGCTCTTTCTTTATCGCGAATATTGCCATAATCGCGAAGACGTATCTGTCTGGGGGGCCAATATACTGCGGGCCTCTCAGTTTGAACTAGACAACATCGTCGCGCGCGTTTTAGATCCTAGCGCGTGGCAGAAGCGAGGCGTCAAGACAGTCGCGGAACAAGTCATCGAGGCGACAGGATGGAACTGGGAACCCGCAGACAACGACCGCATTGGTGGAAAGATGCTGGTCCACGAGTTCCTTCGATGGAGACCGAGACCAAAGAGATACGTTCCGAAAGAGGGGTTTAAGGAAGAGACGTTCCAGTGGATTCTCCGAAATCGTGGACAGGAGGCAGCGACCTCCTATCACCACATGTTCGAGGAGGAGACACCGGAGAGTAACATCCCTCGGTTGCAGATTACTCAATCGTGTGTTGAGGTTCGGAGAACGCTTCCTCTTTGCGTCTACGAAGAACGGGACGGTAAGCCTACAGAAGATGTAGCTGAGTGGCAGGGAAACGATGACCATCCTGGCGACGACCCGTATGATGGCCTTCGTTACCTCCTTAAAGCGGTGGATCGCTTCTGTCGTCAGTCGAAAAAGGAGCACACGAAGCGTAGCAGGCTCGCAGAGATACAAGAACGTTTGGCGAGGACGGGGGACCAAAACACGTATTATCGTCAGATGGGGAAATTTGAGTCAGAGAACAACAAGGTCGTCGGTATCTGGAGAGGACGGAACCGTGGTCGACATTTCGTGGCTTCTTCAACGCGTCGGGTTAGTTCCTCTTAGGTCCGTAAGGGCTCAGGAGTTTGAGTTTCAAGAGCTGCGTAAGAAGTGTGTGCAGTTCGAGAATGCCTACGAGAGACATTGCAAAGAGCTGATAAAGCTTGAAGCAAGTCTTGAGAAATCCTTCGATGAGGGGGCCAAACTCGAACAAGAAGCTATGGCGTCGGAAGAGGCAAAAGTCCTTGCCGTTGCTCAGCTTGAAGGACTTCGTGAGGAAGTGACCTACCTGAAAGGTCAGGTGGTTATCTATCAGGCTCGTCTCGGACTTCTTCCTCAGGAGCCACGCGCACAACAGATTGGCGAGCAGAAGATACTCCGGAAGGCAAGAGTGCCTTTTGCAGTCGCAGAGGCTCGAATCCAGACACAGAGGACTGAGGAATACTGGAAGAACCGGGCAAAGCTCGCTGATGTGGGTGGAGTCGAAGCCGTTACGTCTCCTGAAACCAAATGAGATTCTTAGACGAGTTGGACATTCGCAAAGTTGGAGAGCGCAGGTGGAGGCTGCTCTCTGATTTTCGCTTTGAGTCCGACAAATATCCTGGTATTTTCGTAGCACCCAAGGGAATGGAGACCAACTTTGCGTCCATCCCAAGGATTGCATACAGGATACTGCCACCAATAGGCAACTATGATGAGGCTGCTGTTATTCATGATGGAGCCTACGACGACAAGCTCATTACTCCAAATGGTCAACGTATCAACTGCGTCAAGCACGTAGCTGATAATCTCTTTTTGGAAGCCTTACTAACGGAGACTTTGCGTCATAGTAAGGTTGGAGTAGCTAGGGCTAATCTCATGTATTTCCTCGTCAAGACTTTTGGAAAGAAGTAATGGACGAAGTTCTCGAACCTCCTCCGCTGCCTCCAGAAGGGACCGACTTTGAGGAGTTGCCTCCGGAGGTAGCTCCAGAAGTAATTCCGGCGCAAGTCGAAGAGAAGGAGCTCTTTTGTGACAGCGTTATCGGGAGACTTCTGTCCGAGCTCATCGAGGAACTTGAGAGACCCGAAGAAACCGTCCGTGAGATGATGGTTCGTGTTTGGAAAAAGCACGAAAACTACTGGCGTGATCGTCAGTATATCATCTGGGATGAGGTTGCGACTGATTGGCGCACCCCGATGGAGCTTCGAGAGCTGGACCCGAATCTCGACATTGACCCGGCAGCTTACGCCAAGGTCATCAACATCTACAAGACTCATGGTGAAGCTATCATCTCCGCGCTGTCTGCCGGCCTTCCCTTTGTCAGATTCTTCCCTGATGATGCAGACTCTCAGGATGATGTCTTTACTGCCAAGTCGTATTCCAAATTGGCAGAGCTCATCCAGAAGCGCAACAAGGGACAGCTTCTTTTCATCAAGGCCCTATTCTTTCTCTATAATTGTGGCACCATCTTTGCCTACAACGAGAACAAGGACACCGACCAATTCGGTATGCACAAGAGGCAAATCTACCAAGATAAGCCCATCATTGTGCGTAACAAGTTCTGTCCGTCCTGTGGGCTTCCCCTTGGTTCTGAGGAACTTCCACTTGTTTCTCCAGAGCAGACGCCGCCTCAAATGGGAGGAATGCCAGGAAGTGTTCAGGGCGCGAACGCTTTACCGCCTTCTCCACAGATGCCCCCTCCTGGAACCACGATTTGTCCCCAGTGCCAAGAGCTAATACAGCCGGAGACTGAGGACTACGAGGATGTATTTCCAGAACCCGTTGGGGAAACTGAAGACCCTAAGAGCCATGAATTCATCGAGATTTTCTCTGGCTTGCACGTAAAAGTCCCGCATTGGGCGACGTCGCAATCACAGATTCCGTGCTTGACCCTTGAGACTGACGAGCACGCAGCACTTCTTCAGGATATCTATCCTGAGGTTGCTGACAAGATTCATCCCCGTGGTGATGATTCTACCTACGAGAGACAGGCGCGTCGAAACTCTGATTATCGTGGAGATTCCCCCCGCGATCTTTGCACGCTGAAAAGGTCTTGGATTCGTCCCTGGGCCTATAACCAGCTCGGGCGTAAAGAGGACATCGACCTTCTCAAGAAAGAGTTCCCGGACGGCGTCTATCTCGCACGCATTGATGACCTAGCAGTGGAGGCTGTTTCGGACCGTCTCGACGACCACTGGACCATCAATCAGAATCCTCTCTCTAACCATTTACACGGTGACCCACTAGCACAACCGCTCATGCCAGTGCAGGACATCGTTAACGAGCTAACAAACCTTACGCTAGAGACAATCGAGTTTGGGATTCCGGAGACTTTCTACGACTCAGAAACGATCGACGCTGACCAGTATGGTAAATCAGAGGCGCGTCCTGGCATGTTGTATCCTGCCAAGGCTCGACCGACGATGGGCCTCGACTCGTCGTTTCATACGGTCAAGACTGCGGCCCTCAGCCAAGAAGTGGACGCCTTCTCGAACAAGATGATTCAGGCTGGGCAGCAGGTAGTCGGTGCGCTTCCTACGATCTGGGGTGGAGCACTCGAGGGTTCTGGTGGGACGGCAAAAGAAGTTGAGCAGTCACGCGCAGCAGCTCTGCAACGTCTGAATCTGACCTGGGTAATGGTCAAGATTTGGTGGGCAGAGGTGATGGCTAAGAGCGTGCGCTCCTTCGCTGTCAACATGAAGGACGATGAGAAGTATGTCGAGGCCAAAGGCTCCTCATTCGTTAACGTCTGGATTCGCAAGGCTGAGATGTCTGGTAAGGTTGGGGCAGTAGAGCCGGACATCAACGAAGCCTTCCCAATCTCGTGGGCTCAGAAGCGTGACATTCTCATGGGACTCATCGCGATGAAGAATCCCATGGTCGAGTCGGTAATCATGCATCCTGAGAACGCTGGCATCGTAGCGGGAACCATAGGATTCCCTGAGCTTTATATCCCCGGAGATGACGCGCGCAACAAGCAGCTTTACGAAATCTCCGAACTCATCATGGCAGAGGCAATTCCGACGGGTATGCCTGGCCCCGATGGTCAGGAAGTCCTCCAGCCTACACTTCCCATCGCAATGTGGGAAAACCACGCAGTTGAGGCTGAGGTCTGTAAGGCTTGGCTTATGTCGGAAGTTGGTCTCGAACTCAAGAAGACAAATCCGGGCGCCTACATGAACGTCGTTGCTCACATGCAAATGCACGATTTCCAAGTTCAGATGGCAGCTCAGGCTGAAGCAGAAGCTGAGGGAGAAGACGATGTTCAATCGAAGAAAGATGACGGCTCAGGGCCGCCTTCTGGCAGCTGATACCACACGAGCGCTCATAGCTGCTCCGGGGGTAGGCTTTAGACTGCGAATCTTTCGAGTCTTTGCGTCTGTCGCGACGGTGGCAGCTCAGGCCATCGACGTTGGAGTGGATGGCGGGGGAGTAGGGCAGCAGGTCCTCTCGATTGCTGCGTCGGCTACCATTCCCCATCACTTCTGGTGTGAGGAGGGATTCCCCCTTCCTGAAAATACTGCCTTCTCTGCAAAGCCAGCAGCAGCGGGGCCGGCTGTTCAGTTCTTCGTTGAATACATCATCGAGAAACTCTAAACGGAGCTAAAACATGAATCGCCTGACTCTTATCGATAGACTCTTTCCGTTCCTCTTCTCTCCTGACGATGATGGGGGTGGGGGTGGCGGTATCGGTGACGTCTCTGATGTAGCCCACGGTGAACAAGGCGATGTCGAAATTATGGGTCGTGGTAAGGGGGAGACTGACACCGGAGCTGGCGATGATGATAAGAACGATGATGAGGGCGCTGGGGATGGTGACAGGCCAGAAGTCTTCCTTGAAGAAGAGGAAGAAGGTAGTGACAAAGAAAAAGACGACGAAGAAGAGAAAGATGAAGGCAAAGACGACGGGGAAGAAGAGGGTGTCAAAGATGACGCCAAAATCTTCCAAGGTCGTCCAATGCTCACCGACCTCAAGAAAGAATACCCAAAAATCTTCAAGCAGTTCCCAGAGCTGCGAGAAGTCATCTTTCGAGAGCAAGAACTCTCTAAGCATTTTGGCACTGTCGAGGAAGCTGAAGAGGCCTCCATTAAGGCGGGAAGCTTTAATACGATTGAGGCAGCCCTTCTCGCGGGTGACCCAAGCCTCATCTTTGATCAACTCGGAACGAATGCTCCTGAGGCACTGGTAGGAGTTGTCGACAATTTTCTCCCCAAGATTCTCGCCAAGTCTCAGGACTTGTATCTGAGGGCTACGACGCCGGTCATCGAGCAGTTCCTCTGGTCTGGCTATGAGCACGGCAAGCGAATCGGCGATGCGAATCTGATGAAGTCGATGCAGCATGCAGCGAACTTCATCTTCGGGAAGCCTGAGATTCCGGACCCGGCACGTCGGGGCAAGCCTACTGGTCCCCACCCTGCCGAGCAGAAGCTGGAAGAGGAGCGAGCGGCTTGGCAAAAGGTTCGCTACAAGGAAGCGTCCACGGAGATTAGTGGAGCTATCGATGCGGAGCTCGAAAAGGATATCGTAAGGGGCCTCGACCCCGAGAAGAAACTCTCTGATAGGCAGCGTAGGAGCCTTATCAAGGAGATCAAGGACGAAATCGATCTAACACTTGGAAAAGACACGGCATTCGGGAAGCAGATGCAGGCACTCTGGAAGAAAGCCGGCTCTGCTGACTATCCGAGGGACCAGAGGGCCAGCATCCAAAACGCGTTCCTGGCGCGCGCAAAAGCTCTGGTTCCTGCGGTGAGGGCACGGTTACGTTCGGAGTGGTTTGGTGAGCGTCCTAATTCTGGGAAGCTTGCCGAGAAAGATAAGCAAGTCCAACAGCCGCAGAAGAAGCGGACCATCGAGTCATCGTCAGGTCGTGCGTCAGGGAGTGGACCGAAACGTCCACCGGCCCCGCGCGATGTCGACTATACAAAGACTACTGACATGGACCTCATCGAAGGCCGGTTCTCTCGACGGAAATAGTTGGCGGAGAAAACAACATGGCGCTTGCAGAAACGCAAGTCGTGGCGAACGAGCTGGAGAGGGTCGAACCGACCGTCCCCACGCTGTTCGATCGCGACGCGGTGTTCTACGCGAACATCGAGAAGCGCCCTGTCGAGAAGGTCTCAAACCGTGACATGCGCATCCCCCTCGAGCTGCGACCGGGTGGCCTCTTCGGCCATTACGACCCAGCGGGTGGTGACATGGGACGCGGTGAGGGGCCGACTTTCGACAAGGCTCTCGTCAACACCGTCCACCTCAAGCACGCGGTGGAGTGGCACAAGAAGGCGGACTGGGCGACGGACAGTGCTCGCAAGTCTGTGGTCCAGACCTTCCGTCATCTGCTGGCCAAGTCAATGTCGGAGTTCCGTCGTCACGTGGACTCGTTGATGATGACTTCTGGCAATGGTCAGATTGGCACCATCACGTCGGTCGCGAACGGCGGTGGCTTCGACACCTACACGCTCACCACAGACGGCTTCGGCGCTCGCCTGATGCGCTTCGGTCAGAAGGTGAACATCTATCTCGCCAACCTCTCGGCGCTGCGTCATGCGACGGGGGGTGAGACCTCGATCACCTATCACGACCTCGAGAACAAGCAGATCAAGGTCGCGACGGTGACAGGCTCGGCGGCGACGGATGTCATCCTTCTGTCGGGGCTGTCGGGCGCATCGCCGGTGTCGCTCCTCGGGGTGCCCTATCACCACAACAACGCGTCGACGGGAACCTGGCTCGGACTCGACCGTGCCCTGAATCCCGAGATTCGTGCGAGTCGTGTCAACGCCAACTCGTCTCCTCTCTCACTGCCCTTTCCACGTCTGGCCGTCAATAAGCTGGGCGACCGAGTCGGCATCGAGCAGGGAATGAAGTTCCAGGCGTGGATGCATCCCTGTCAGGTGCAGGCGTATGAGGACCTGGGCCAGATGGTCTCGGTCATCAACAAGGAGGCGAAGCAGCAGGGGCTCGACCTCTACTTCGACGTCCAGCAGCTCGCCGGCGTCCCCATCAAGAAGTCCTACTCGTGGGACAAGAAGCGCATTGACTTCATCGTCAACGAGGCCTGGGGCCGCGCCGAGATGAAGCCGTGCGGGTTCTACGAGGAAGGTGGACGGAAGATTTTCGAGATCCGTGGCGCATCCGGTGGTGTCGCGGCGGCCTCGATCTTCTACATCGTTTGCTCGTTCAACCTGTTCATGAAGAACCCCACGCAGGGGGTCTACATCGACAATCTGCAGGTTCCATCGGGCTACTAGCGTTTGACATCTGGGGGTGGGTTAGGGAACCTTCTGTGATTAGGGCAAGGCTGCGATCCTGTAGCTAGTCCTATGTCCCCCACGGCTGGATGCCCACCCCCAGACTCCTACTCTTTACTCATAAGACGTGACGTATGAAATCATCAGAACTCGACGAGATAAACGAGAGACTCCTACTTTACTACGGGAGAGAACTTGACGGGCGGCAACGGTATCGTGTCTCCTGGTCAACGGGTGAATTTGAGAAGCGCTTCGGGACATTTAATGAGTTCTATGGGGCTATCTTTCTCCGTGAGTTCATCGGGATTAAAGAATGCCCGAAGTATCCATACGACTCGGATAGGTGGGTCATCGAGAAATTGTTCTACGTAAAGAACGACGAAATCATTGCGGAGAAGCCTGGGAGCTATGAGCCCTTCTATATTCTCAAGGGACCGAAAAGTGAGTTTCTCCCACTAAATTGGAAAGTCGTAGATATGATTGTGAACTTTGCCGAGACTAAGCCGGTTGGCATCAAGCTCACTGATAAGGATTGGGAGAACCAAGAGCAGGTGGAGATGAAAGCAGAAGCAGCATACTTTGAGGATGAGCTTGACGATCGAGGACGCTCGCCTCTCTTTGCTTTTGAGAATTCAGTATTCATGGACTCAACTCGTCGGTTATAAAGGAGACTCTAATGGCACGCGCAACGTATGACCCGGCTGCTACTGTTATCTCGATG